GCTACAGGTTCCCAGCCTTCTCTTAGTTTCCCAGAGAGATTGCGGGGATCCGCCTGATTCAGCGTTGAAGTACGAATCCATCTATACGCATACCCAGCCTGTTTATCAGGCTCAGGGAGCAATTCTGCTGGCGCCCACTGCGTAGGACGTTCGCTTGTTGCACGGGTATCTAATTCGCGAGCAAGTTTGTTTGTTGCCATTTTAAGCCTCCAGTTTTTGCATTTCACGAGCATACTGCTCAGGGGTCAATCCAAGTTTTTTGGCTAACGCCACTTGACTTGCTTTTAGCACAATTCTTTTTGACGCCGTGCTACGCGTTGCTGGTGCTACTACTGGTGCCGATCTGGCTTCAGTGCGCTGATTGGGCTTGTCGCCCCCAACCTGCGTTTCTACTTCTAATTCGTCCGAAAAATTCTCGGGAAACCTTTTGCGCATAGTGTTATCTATACGTTTGAAATACTCTTCGCTACCAATATAACCTTTACCAAATTCTTTTTCAAGCTTTGCATGCGTACCTAAAGCCAAAGCAGTCATCTCTTCATCAGGCCCATACCAAGTATTTCTTTCAAGCCACTTGGAAGTTAGCGGGTCAATTTTTGGACTGTCTTGAGTCTGAGTCGTTTGTTGTGGTATTTGTACCTCATCTTCTTCAGTTTGTAAAGAGGGCCTAAAGTTTTTAGCCCTATCTTGTTTTAAGCTAGCTTCAGTAAGTTTTTGTTGAGCCTCAACAATGCGATCTGAATCTCCCGAGTCATAGGCGTCACGGTAGACTCGTTTTGCCATTTCTACTTCTGTATCAGCGGCATTTTGTACAGTTTCAATATAAGTCTTTTCGCCAGCACTATATTGTTTCTTAAGTCTTTGATTCTCTTGAGAAATTTGTTGCGCGAATCGAACTGCTTCATCTTTTTCTCTTTCTGCCGCTTCTTTAACTCGACGTTCGTCGTGCCAAGCCTTTTTCATCTGCTCAAGACGCATTTTTACCTTATTGGAATACTCCATAAGGTTGTCATCATCAAGTTCTTTTTTTACTTCATCAGGCAAAGGTTTAGCTTGCCGATCTTCTGTTGGAGTATCGTCTTCTACCTCAATCTCAAATGTTTCTTCTGTATCTACGGGTTTACCCTTAGTTTCTTCTGCTTCGTGAGGGAATTTATAGTCATCTTTTTGAATTTCAGCCATGGTTTATCTCCTAAATAAATTTACGTTTAATTCCACGAGGATCTTGAACTACAGCTTCCACCGAGTCGTCGTTAATAATGCGGAATTCCCTGTCATGGATTACCAGACGGGTACCAGCATTTGGACGCACCAAAATAAAATCGCCTTTTTTACACCAAGGACCGTTAGGAAACCTAGTTTTATCTTGATAGCAATCTGGACCTATATCAACTACAAATAAAACCGTAGTCAATAACTCATCGTGCCTGCGGGTTTCATCGGACTTAATAATCCCGCTATCGAAAGCTTCTTCTGTTTCTGGAATTGCGCAAAGTATTCTATACCCTTGGGGTACAGGGAGTTGTTTGGCTCTTTCTTCTGCTTCTTTATTCAATATTGCACTTAAATCTACTGCTTTTTCTAAATCAATGACGTTAGTCATTAGCGTTCTCCAGATTTTTTGCGAGGTCTAATAAATATGACTCAGCAGTAAGAAGGCCTCGTATCTCACCACAAAGTGCGCGGTATTCTGCGTAATCCTTAGCTGCGCCACTGGAAACGGCATCAGCTATTTGGTTGCGCTTATCTTTGTACTGTTTAAGCAGTACCTCAAGCGTTTTGTCCATCAATCACCTTTCTTTTGCGTCCCTTTCGGTACGTTTAATTGCGCCTTTTTATGGGCGATGTCTGTGCCAAGTTTTAAGCCTTCCAACTCCATCTTAGCTTCGAGGTCGGCTTTATCTTTGGCAGCTTTAGCTCCAACTTGCATACCAGCAATTTCTTTCTGAGCTTCAATTCGAGATTCTTCAATCCGAATTTGGTCAGCTTTAGCTGCTGCATCAACTTGAAGTTTTTGCTGCTTGAGTTGCAGGTCTGCTTGCTTCAGCTGTAATTCCATCTGTTGCATTTGGACCAGTGGGTCTTGCGCCGCTTGGGCGTTTTGTTGAGCTTGAACCTCTTGTTGGTTCTGCTGCAACATTTGTTGCGCTGCTTGAGCAGCGAGTTGCGAGATTCTGACTTCCAATTCCTCTGGAATGCCTTCGTCTTCGTATTGCTCGTTATCAGGTGGAAGTTCCATGCCCATACGCATTTCCATCTGTTTACGATATTCATAAGCAACGTGCTCAGAAATATGAGCAGTCATCGCCGCACCAATTGCTTGTGCTGTTGGGCTTTGTTGAACAAGTTGCATAATCTTAGGATCTTGCATAGCCGACATATGCACCGCAATATGAGCTTGATGATCTTGGTAGAGGAAAGCCTTAACGGGCTTCATATTAAGCATGTTCATATTCTCAGTAACAGGATCAACTGGCTTTTTATCGTCCTGAGTAGGTACAAGCTTGGCGTAGTTCTTGATCCCCAACACGTCTAACATCTGCCGATGCAATAGTGGCAAGTCATACAGCTGCGGAGCAGTCTGGGCTAGTTGTAAAGCAGCTTGATACTGCACTACTTTTTGCGACATAGTTGCCGCATTGGGGTCACTTACTGGTATGACATTTACTTGGTCATAGTCAGACTTTTTAGCTCTACGGCTACCTTCTATCGGCTCATAGCTATATTCATCAGGAGTGTAATCCGCAATAATTTTCTTTAACAGGCGGAACTCTTGCTTCATTGCATAGTGGATACGAGCTTGTACCGCACTCATTACTTTTAATGTTCTTTCTAATATTGCAAGTGTGGTTCCCACTGGCGAATTAGCAGACATGTCGCTAACTTTCATATCTGCAGCGGCTGCAAAGCGGCGACCTTCATCAATGATTTGATTCATTAACAGGTACAAGGTTTGGCTTGGTTCCTTATATGGAAGAGGCAGGATGTTATCCCGCATAGTCCCACTAGGTACATCTACGTCACGGAATTCTCCTGGGGAGATCGGGGTGTCGTCACCTTTAATCCGTAAGCCCCGCGTTTTGAACCCCCCTGGAAGATTAGAAAGAGTGCCAGCATCAACAAGCTGACGAAGAATGCTAGTACCAGACTTAGCAAAAGCCCCAATGAGGTGAATAAGACCAAAGCAATAAAAACCAAAACCTGGGATATAACCGTAATGAACGAAGTGGTTACGTTTCGCATGTGTGTCATCATCTGGCTCCCAATTCCGTCTAATTGCAAGAACATTACTTGTTCCTTTCTCAATAGTTACCACATAAGGAAGGGCAATACCTGTTGGTTTACCGTCATCATCTTTATGTTCGTGACCGGGAAGGTCTAGATTGACATGCATCTCAAGAAGTTTGAAGCGATCATCTGAAGTGGCTCTAAAGCCCATCTTCTCCGCAATTTTCTTTTCAACTTCATCAAGTGCATTAACAGGCTCACCTAAATCAACTTCACGATAGAAGCCTGCAACTTGCAATTTAACTAGCTCGTTCTTGGTCTTACGCATCACATGCGTGACACGCTCGGAAGTTTCTATATTGCTAGCGCCGTAAGGGACAACAATGTCTTCTGCAGGTACAAATATAGATGCTTGACGCTCTAAACCTGGATCGTAGTACACCTTTTTAAACGCATTACCTGAAAGCCCTAAGCCCCATAGCATGCGCTCATGCTCAGGACGATATTCCTTCATCACATCTGTAAGCTGGTAGTTCATGTCTTCTTTGACACGTTCTGCCGCATCTTTTTTCTCTGGCGTCTCACGCCCGATGATCTCAATCTTTACAGGACCCGCTGCTGGAAACGTTTCCATCATGGTCTCAGACTGAAACTTAACTAATGCTTCAGAGAGGAGCGGGTGGTACACACCACAGGCGCCTTCCCACGGTTCTGTGCGCTCTTCAATCTTCATGCCGAGTAGTTCTAAACCATCTACATAAGTCTGCATCCAATCTCTACGAGAAGAGATGTCATCATCGAAGTCAGAAATTAATTCAGAAGCTAAGGACTGAAGGTCTTGTTCGTCCATGTACTCCGCTAAGTTTGCAGAAAAGTCTTCTTCAGACTCTTCGTCTGGTTCAATGCGAATACTTAAAGGTCCAATACCAATCTCAACTGACTCGGGATCTTCAATAGCAATCTCAATAGGCTCTTCCTCTATGGCTAACTGCTCCATACCTAACGGTGCTTGATATAAACTTTTTTCAATTGCCATAATTTGCCTTATACGTTGTAGTATCCCTTGTGTCTACGGGATTTAAACGATGTTAGTTCGTCTTTATAGTCAGAATCCAATTGCACAAAGCCACCACGTCTGAATCTTAACAGGGCTTGAGACATACTGTCCACTAAGTCATCATGCTCGCCACTAGGAAAACTTGCTACTTCTTCTACTAGTTCTTCTGCCCAGTGAGTTCCTGGAACCCACACTTTACCACTTGCAAATATATCTGCCACCGCATTTAAACGAGCAATCTTGTCATTGCCTTTGCTAGGTGTGAACTCTTGGACAGGTATACCCATTGCTCTAAGCTCAAATATTAGGGGAGAACCCGCTGCTTTAGCCTCTACGATCATGGCGTCTGGTTCCCACTCTTTATACTCTTCATAAGCTTTTTGTTTTAATTCGGGAAACTCCATCCGTCGCTTAAACGCATTTAAAAGGATAATATTAGCGCTAGTAACCCCTACCGCATTGTCCCGATAGAACACACCCCACGTTGTACAGGCGGAATAGTCTGCTCTTTCCGATTTTAAAAATGCCGTATCCCATGATTGAATGACAAATTCACACTGTGGAGGCGTTTCTTCCTCCCAAATTCTCCACCATTCCCGTTTAATGATTGCCGAGACGTCAGAAGTTGGCGCTTGCATGTACTGAGCCTGCCATTTACCCGCTGGAAGCTCGTTTTTTAGGGCTAAAAGCTGTTCTATAGGCCAAAACTCAGGCCAAAGTGGCTCGCCGTCATCAAAAATAGCTGGAAACTCAATAACTTTCCATCCTTCACCCTCTCTTTGAGCGTCCGCCTTAATAACTTGACCCGTTAAGTCCTTCTTAGACCACCGTGTCATTACAATAATGATCGCCCCACCTGGTTGCAGACGCTGTCTTGGACCTGAGGTGTACCATTCGTACGTTTTATCGTAGATTTCTGGGTTTGTTTCGCTTATTGCGGCTTCTTGTTCTGAATGTGGGTCGTCAATAATGAGAATATCAGCGCCCTTACCAGTGACCGCTCCGCCAACACCGATTGCAAAGTAGTCTCCACCCTTATTAGTTGCCCAACGACCTGCGGCTTTACTATCTGCTTGGAGCCCAACTCCCGGAAATATTGACTTGTATATGTCTGAGTCGACCAAATTACGGACTTTTCGTCCGAAGCCCACAG